CGCCGCCAACGTGGGGGCGTCTTGGTGGTTGCCGCCGCGGTGTCAAGCTTAGCCGCCGTCATTGAGTGCCCAGCCTTGCACGTCGCCCCACGTGCCCTGATTGGAGCGCTTGAGCATTTCGGGGTCGATGAATGACTGTGAACAGTGAGCGGCGGTGAAGGGCATTCCGTGGGTGCGGAGCAGTGGGACGATCCACGCCTTGAGAGCGTTGATGCAGTCGTCAAAGCGGAGAGCCACACCGGCTTTCTTGCCGATGCCCAGTGTTCCCATGCGGGCCTTGGTTGCCCGTTCCTTGAGTAGCTGGTTGGACAGTGCGGCTTCACCCGCACCGCTGGGGGATGCCGGGGCGGCGTTCTGCTGGTCGAGCCGTGACCAAGCGTTCCATGTTCGGTCGGTTCCAGAGATGGAGGAACGCCAATGCAGAGCGGAGATGTACGCGCCGTAAGTCCCGTAGGTGTGGTTGGCGACGTAGGTGGCCCCGGTGTATTGGGCGTCAACGTGGACGAATCCAACGGTGGCGAATCCGGCAGGCAGGCCGGTGATCGTGTCAGCGCGGGCTTGGGAGGAAATACGCCACGTGCCGTTGAATTCGGGGGTGATCCAGTCATTCAAGTTGGTGTTGGCTGGAATTTCCCCGCGCTTGTCATTCAGGGCTTCCCACGCGGTGTATGTCTTTGCCGCGAGGTTGATGGAGTTGCGGGCGTACATCTGATTTGTACCGGCCTCATAGCCGATCTGCCGCACGCCGCCGCCAGCCGCAAGAATGAGCACGTTTCCACTCATGTTCACGCCCGCAAGTGTCTTGGGCATGTTCTTGTAGGACGCGAGGACGGACGCCCCCGTGGTCCAGAATCCCGCGTGGCTTGCGATGCCGGAGAAGTCGTTGAGGTCGGCGTTTTCGGGGATGACGCCACGGAAGAACGGTGTGGAGGCGGTGTTGATGGCGAGGTCAGCGGTGCGGGCCAGTTCGCGCATGGACGCGGCCAACTGCGAAATCTTAGTGCTGTCCGGCGGGGTGAAGATGCCCAGGGGGGTTGCCATCTTATGGGGCTCCGATTCTCAGGAAGTCGTTACAGGAAAGTTCATCGCCGACCGTGGCGCAGGTTCCTTCTGCGAAGTAGCCGCTGGCAACGGTGCCGATGTTGTCGCAGGTGTAGTAATCGCCAGCAGCGGGCAGGCCGGGGACGCGGCCAAGGGTTACCGTGAGTTCCCATTTCTTGCCGGTCCATGTGGCGCTGCCACCGATGACCACACCACGAATGTCTGACGTGCCACGGTCCGGGCGGTTCTCCAACGGGTCACGTACCACAAGGAATGCTGTCTGCCGACTTGTAGGGGCGATCAGGTAGGACAGTTGTGAAATGGTCAGTTTCTCGGTGTCCTTGAACGTGAGTTGCTTTGCCCGCCATTGCGATTCGGTGGACAGCCAGTGATTGAAGATCGGCAGCACGTCGGACACCGGACCACCTGCGGGAAGATCGGTGTTGAACTCCACAGAGCGGACGCCAAAGCGGTTCCGCATTGCCGTCGTGTCCACGTGGGCGCGTGACGTGATCGGGGTCCGTGCCGTGTCGTCCGTTCCGTTCCAAGCGTCGAGGCGCTGCAAGGAAACTTCCGTCATGACGTCTTCGGGTTCTTTGGTCCACCCAGCGTCGGCAAGAACATTGGAGGCGTGGACCCGCAAAGCAACGGTGCTGGCGGCTGTCGGTTGCCCGGCAATGACACCCCAACTGTTGTCTGAGTACTTGCCCAGTTTGTCGGCGGCGACTTCCTTGGTCGAGTCCTGAATGGCGGTCAGGTTCTTGACGGCCCCTGTGCCGGGGACGTAGTAAGAACGGTTGGTGCGAAGCATGATCTGTCCGCGCAGGAACTCATCCAGCAAGTCAAGGTAGGGCTTTTCCTTGTAGACGATGGCCGCGTGCTGGCGATCAGGGAACCGGAGCGGGAACGTGCTTACCGTCCAGCCTGTGGGTGCCCATCCGCCCATGTGGCCGATGCGGGTGCTGGCAGGGGTGGCCGCGCTACTGACGCCGTATACCGTTTCGTTGGCGAGGTCGGCAGTGAAGTCCGAGGCGCTGATACTTACCCGCAACGCGCCCTTGACCTTTTCGTCAGGCGAGGCATAGAGGCGCTGGATGCGGCCTACAAAGTACGTGAAGGACGATTCGCCTGCGGTCGGTTCGTGGTAGAGCGCGACTACTTTTCCAAGGTCAAGGAATGAAAGGTCTGAGGGTTCCTTGATCAGCAGTTCCAGACTGCATGACTCGACGCCTTGCATGTCTAGATCGGACTCGACGCCGTACTTGATGGACATCCCAGCAAGAACCGGCTTCGTGTCGGTCTTGTGGGCGTCCATCAGTACATCGTCGATATAGACCTTCGGGGCGGGATGTTCAGGCATGCTTAGCCGCCCGTCTTGCCGGTGGAGCGTTCGTAGGTCTTGATGACTTCGCTGATTTCGCGTCCAAGGGCCACCCTGTCCGTGCCTGGGGTGGCCTGAACTTCGATCTTGAACGTGTTGTGAATGACGGTCATCTTGTCCATGGAGGCCACAGCGCCGCCGCTGGTGTTCGCTAGCGCCTGCGAGGTGGAGGCGAAGCTGGACACCCCGGCGAGCTTCGTGGGGGCAGGTTCGGAGGCCATCAGGGGCACGGTGGACATGAAGCCCATGGCGGCGGGGACCGGGTTCTTGGTCAACTGGAACGGCTTGTATGTGATGGGCTGGGAGGCTGGGAGCGGGGCACCCATAGCAGCGGTGGACATGAGGCCGAGCATTCCCGCGCCGCCGCCGTCTACTTGGACGCTGTTGGCGTCGTTCTTGGCACCGAACAGGGAACCGAACCAGCCAATGGCATCCTTAATCCAGCCGATCATCCCGGCGATGCCGTCAGTGATCCCCTTGAAGATGATCCCCGCGGTTTGACCCATGATGTTCAGAGCGCCCTCGATACCGCCGATGGGGGCCAGCACACCATCAAGCCATTTCACAACGTCGAGTACCCACGTGATGATGGCGGAGAACACCGCTTGTGCTACGCGGCCCACGGCGTCTACGCCGTCCTTGAACCATCCGAGGTTGTTGTAGGCCCACACGATGCCAGCCACGAGGCCCGCGATAAGCAGGATGATGATGCCGATGGGGTTGGCTGCCATTGCTGCGTTCCAGACCCATTGTGCAGCGGCGGCACCCTTGGACACACCTGTCCCGATGACAATGGCGGCGTTGTATGCGGCGGTGGCACCGGAGACAAGCCATGTCACGGCGGCCACGGCTGCGATTGCTGCGGCCACGGGGCCGAGGATGGGCGCGTACTGGATCAGCAGGTCAAGGATGGGCTGAAGCACCGGCAGAGCGGCGATGGCGATGGATGTGAACGACGTTTCTGCGGTGCGGGCCAGAGAGTCCAGGGAGGCGGCAGGACCGCTCTGCAGAGTTGCGCCGAGCTTGTCTGCGGCACCTCCCATGCTGTCCATAGCGCCCGGTGCGGGGGCAATGGAGTTCAGGAACGCGGGAATCTTGTCCGTGCCGAGGTCTTCCAGCGGTGTGCCGAATAGGGCAATGGCGGCGTTGGCTCGGGCCGTGGGATCTTCAATGCCGCTCAGGCCCTTAGCGATCTGCCCAAGGGCTTCGTTTGCGGAGGGGCCACCGGCAAGAATTTTGTCACTCATGTCTTTGGCGTCAAGGCCAATTTGCTTCATGGTGTCGCCGGTGAGCTTGCTTCCATCGGTGGCGCGGATCGTGAATTCCTTGAGCGCGTCGCCGGTCTTGTCCATGGCGATCACACCGCCCTCAGAGGCGTTCGCGATGATGCCCATGGCCTTCGTGCCGTCGATGCCCAGCGCTGCGAAGTGGGTGCTGTATTCGTTCATCACGGGCAGCAGTTCGGCGCGCATTTCCTTGGGTACCTTGTTCATGGTGCCCACGAGAAGGTCAAAGGCTTCGTCAGCGTCTTTGGCAAGGCCGGTCTTGACTAGGGTGCCCGCCGAGCTAATGCCTTCGCCTACCTCAGTACCAAAGGTGGAGGCCATGTTGAGGGCCTTTTGGGAGAGGCGTTCCACGTCGGCACCGCCGTTGGTGGACATGTCAGCGAGGTTTGAGGCCACGCTGTCAATGGCATCGTTGACTTGGGTCATGGACTCGCCATAGTTGTCCGCGTACAGGGAACCGGCGATTTTGCCAGCCTGTTCCGCCTCAGCCGGGTCGAGACCGAGCGCCGCCGCCGTGCGGGTGCTTTCGGCACCGTCGGCAATTGCTTTGTTCATGCCCGCCATCAGGGCCACGCCCGAGGCCGCACCGGCAAGACCAAGAGCTTTCTTGGATGCCGCTGCGGCCTTCTCGATGCCCGAAATGGTCTTCTCTGTCGCGGCTCCGGCCTTCTGGGCACCGGTCGCGTCACCAATGATTTTCAGTGACAGGATGGCGGTTTTGTTAGCCACGTCAGTGCCTCTTTCGGTCGGCCTCAGCGAGTATGTGAACGGCGGTAGCGATGGTTTGGGGGTCTTCGTCCAGCCACGCGGACACGGGTATCCGCGTGGCTAGTGCGAGTTGGACGATCAGATAATGTGCTGAATCGTCGTCCCACCTAAACCCAGCTCGTCGCCTTCCTCAGAGGCGGCGTCCTCTTCGTCGGGTTCGGTCACGCCAAGGGCGGCTTCGGGGCCGGTGGTGAACTCTTCCCACGTCTGGGTCAAAAGGCCGGCGCGCTTGGCTGCGGCCCACGCCCGGAACGGTGCGGCCATCAGCAGGTTGTCCCGGACACCGCCAAGACGCGGGTTCTGCTTGAGTGTCCGCTCAAAGGCCAGGGTGTCGCCAAGGTTCGGAGTGACGGTGATTTCGGAGCCGTCGTGCTGGGTGATGGTGAGACGCTGAATTGCCATGATTATGCTCCTTTGACCTTGTCCACAAGGTCTAGTAGGTGGTCTTGATAGACGGGTATCCAGCGGCCTTCGCTGGATCGTGCGCCGTCCGAGAGGAACGGCTGGGCGGTGATGTGGCGGCGGTGCCAGCCCCAATGGATGGGACCGGCGTACGGGATGCGTTTGGAGCCTGACCGGATGACCCCGGCTGTCTTGGTGCCGGTGGCCCGGATGGTGCGGGCAAGGGTGCCGGTCCGTTTCGGTGCGAGGTCTGCCGAGGCGTTCGCGGCGATGGTGGCCGCTTTCTTGTGGGCTTCCTTGAGGTCGGCAAGCCCTGTCTCAAGGTCGGCCAGCGAGGACCGGAGTTCCCGCCCACCGATAACCCTTAGCTCTCCTGCGGCCACGGGCTACGGGAGGGTGTAGTACTCAACGTCGCCGATGCACTTGAGTGTGAAGTCGGACGTGTTGCGCTTCTTCACGTCGCCGCCGAGGTCCAGGGGGACAATCTTGACGACGCCACGGGCACCGAATTCGGAATCTGCGCTGTTCGGCACGAAGTCGAACGGCAGCTTTGCGAGGGCGTTTTCCTTGGACCAGTACACGAGGCCCGCCACGTCGTAGGACTGAAGCACGGTCCCGGACAGTTCACTTGTCAGAGTGTCGTCGCCGTCCAGTTCTTCACCGGACAGGACCGGCGTTGGGTCTTCCTCATTCAGGCTGAACGCGATCTTGGCGTTGGTGATCTGCGCGCCCCATTCCTGCGCGGTGCCGGTCTCGCCAATCTTGAGGGTGCCGGGGCCGAGGTGGTGGGCTTTGACAGGCATGGTGTCTCCTAGATGGTTTCGTTGAAGGTGATGATGTAGGCGGGATGATCGGACAAGTTCGGGTGTTGGTACATCGCGGTCTTTGCGTCGATCAGGTCAAGCGGGGTTTCCAGTGCGTCGATTAGGGCGTCTATCCGCTTCCACGCCGTGAGGGTGTCTTGCACCGGGCCGGAGATGACGTGGAGTTCCCACGTGGTGTCTGTGGCCGATGCGGTAACGAACTTGAAATCAGGCGGCTGGACAACTACCACCGAACCGACGGCCAGCGCGGACGGTATTTCCCGGACGTCGAGGGTGACGTGTGCGTTGTCGATCGCGGCGGCGGTTAGGTGGGCCTTGATGTCATCGCGGATTTCTTCGGCCCGTTCAACGCGCCTCATCCAATCCCCGGACCAAGGTACGGGTTCAGGATCGGATAGGCGGGCCTCAGCGGGTCCCGTGCAACACGATGCGGCGTGACTTCAGGATCAGTCAGGCCGCCCGTGCCGCTTTGCGCTTGGCGGCGCTGGTACAGGTTCGCGCCCACTTCCAGCACCGCCCGCGCCTTGATCTTGTCCGGCACGCCCGTGACTGTGCCGATGTGCTGAGTAACCAATGCTTCGGCTTCGGCCGCACAGTCGGTTACGAAGTCATCAGTCGCCACCGCGTTGACGTACTGAGCGAGGGTTACAGCCATGGTTACGCGACGAGCTTGACGGGCAGGATGGCATCCGGGAACGGGTTGGTGTTCGCCGTCTGGCCGTGGATGGAGATTTGCTTGGACAGGTTGATGATGTTCTCGTCCTGAAGCTGGATCGGGGCACCGGGGGATTCAAGGGTGACCATCGCGGCGGGATCGTAGAACGCGATCTTGTCCGTGCTGGTGGTGTCCAGGAGGGACACTTGCAGACCGGCGAGGGAGCCGTCTACCTGCTTGAGGTTCATCTCACCAACCATGTTCACGCCCGTGCCGTAGACGTTCATCAGGCGGTTGTCACCGTCCCGGAGGCGCATGAGGCGCTTGAACTGGTTCACCGAGACGTTCATGCCGGACAGGACGTGGCCGCGCTGTTCGTAGGAGATAGCGGCGTCCACGATCAGGTCAAGCCAATCGTCGGTTGTGGCCGCTGCGGCAATGTCCAAGAACGCGCCTTCGGTGGCCGAGGCGAGCTTGGCGTTGATGACGGCGAGGTACGCGGCGCGGGCACGGGCTTCGGTGTTGGCCGCGTACTTGAGCAGCAGAGCCTTCCACGTGCCATCCAGCACGGGAATGGTGGCCTGCTTGATGGACTGGAACGAAAGCTCAGTCCACGCGCCGTCGGTCTTCTTCGGGGCCGTCTTGGTTTCAAGCTCGATCTTGCCCGCTTTGGTCAGGTCGTCGCCTTCCTGAAGCTGTTCACCGACAACGATGGTGTTGGACTTCAACTGTGCGTACTCGACGTTCGCACCTTCGGCGGGCAGGACACCCTTGCCGAACTGGTTGAAGATGCGGCGGCGGGCCTCCACAAAGTGGATGTACTCGCCAATCCACGAGTCCTTGACCACGGCATCAGCGAGGACGCCACCGGCAAAGTCGCGGTGCAGGTTCAGGGCGGCTTCGTCCTGATTGGCGATGGCGCGGACGAATTCACCGATGGACCGGAATTCCGGGATGGGTGTTGCAACGGCCTGCGTCGGCAGCGCTGCGAACTGGCGTTCAAGCACGGCGATGGCGTCTTGCTGCGTTTCGTACTCGGCGCGGGTGATGGTGTCGAGGTCGGGTTCCATGGGAGTCTCCTTCGGAGCGGTGCGGGCTGAGCGGATTTCGGAAATTTTGGCGTTGGTGTAGGCCGGGAAGTTCACTAGGGAGAATTCGCGGGCTTCAACTTTGGTGTGGATGACGGTCGTATCGCCGTCGTCGTCCTTCTCGGTGCGGTACTCGCCGGGGCGGAATCCGATGCTGAGGGAGTCCACAGCTTCATCGGCAAGCAGAGTCCAGGCATCGCGGCCTAGCTGGGTGTCAGAGATTTTGGCCCTGATTTCGTAGCCTTCAGGGGTTTCGCGGGCGGAAAGGACTTTGCCGATGACTTCCCGGTGCTGCCAGAAGATTTTGGCCGAGTCGCCGCCAGTGATGGAACCGGGGTCGAACTGTTCCCGGTAGCCATAGCCCATGTCGTACGTTTCGCCGTACGGGACGCCGATGCCGGTGAATTCACGCTTGGCGCTGTCCTTTGCGCGGATAGCGAAGCTGCGGACCATCAGGCCTTGGTCATTGGTCAGGGCATCAATTTCCACTTGGAACCTTTTCTGCGGGTGCGGACTTGGCTTGGCGGGCATCGCGGCGTGCCCGTTGTTCAGCGGTGAAAGGGGGCAGACCTTCGATGGCGCGAATTTCGTCGTCGTCCATCCAGTCGAGGGCGATCTTGTGCGCTTCGTAGCGGGTCTTGGTGTCGGCCCTCAGCAGGGCCGAAAGGTTGAACCTGGCCACCTGTCCACGGGCGGTAATCTCGGTGAACGCTTCTTCGATTTCGCGCAGGTACGCCATAAGCGTGTAGCGAATGAAGATGATGGAGTCTTGTTCGATGTTGGAGTAGGTCGTGGACGTGCCCTCTACGGCGGCCAGTTGCAACGATGCCGGGATGCCGAAAAGTCGGGCGATCTGGGTGGTGCTGAATTGCTGGGACTCAAGGAACTGCACATCAGCGGGGCTGAGGAACAGGGATTCATACTTGAGGCCCGCGCCCAGTACGCGGATGCTGCGCTTCTTGCCCTCCTTGGGCGCGAAGTCGCCTTTGCGCTGGAAGGCGTCGCTGTACCGGCTGGCCTTTTCAGCGTTCAGGTCTTGGTCACTGGTGAGAATGCCCGTGGGTTCGTCGGTGTCGGTGAACCAGTTGGCGGCATAGTCGCGGGTGTCGAGTGCGGCCTTAAGGTCAGCGCGGGCGGCTTGGATGGGTCCGAGGCCGCGAAGCTTGCCGGGAATCCTCAGAAATTGCAGGTGATGGATTTCCCACGGCTGCAATACCTTGCCCTTGTAGCTGTAGACGATCCTGCCGGTTTCGTAGTCCTTGCCGACGTAGACATCTTCGGGGGGCAGAACCTCCATGTCGTTGACTTCGGCGGTGGGTTCGGTTCGGTTGAGCTTCCAGAAGCAATTTCCGTTCAGGGCCATCGAGATGATGCTTTCCCCGACGAACGCCGAGCGGCTTTGCTTCAGAGAGGGCTTCTTGACCAACGAGGGGGACGGGATCGGCTTGCCGCCGCGCTCCATGTCGATGGAAAGCTGTTGGCCGCTGGTGGCGAGTACCTGCGCGGCGCGGAACACTGCCGAAAGCGAGAGGGCCTTATCTGCCGTGACCCACTCAAGCGTCAAGCCACCGCCCGGAGTGATGCCCGGAAGCATGTTCGACGCGGGGGCATCTTCGCGGAGACCCAGCCACACGGCTGCACGCTGTAAAAAGGACATGCCCTGAATCCAACAGGCCCGCAAATGCGGCCGCCAAGGATTCAGGGCACGGGGGTCCAGTCAGGCCCACACAGGCCCACTCAGGCCCGTTTGGGCGGTCAGTAGATTTGATCCACTTCAGGTTCAGGCTTGTGGTCGTAGGCCCAAATTCCGACGGCGGATGCGATGACTTCACAGACGGGGCCGGTGGACTTGTCACGGTCGATACGGGTGGTGCCGTTGGACGTTCTCAGGACCGAATGGGCCACGGCTTTCGCGAACGATTTGGAGGCGTCAGGCTTGAACGTCCGGTCATCACGGGCGGCGGTAAGCCAAGCGTCACAGGCTGTTTGGAAGTCACGCATACCGACGGTTTGCACGTCGATGGCTTCAAGGTCGGATTCTTCGGGCGGGTTCTTCAGCGAGTCGGTGACGCGGCGGGTGGGTCCGCCGTCGTCAGCGGCAACCACAGCCGGTTTCCACGTCGCGACGATGAGGCGCACGTATCCGGGGAGCCATGCTGTGCCTGGGGCAGAGTGGAGGACGCGGGAACAGGCCATGCCGGTCG